ATTCGCAGTCCAAGTTTGCAAAAGACAATAAATTGATTCTCGACATGTTCCGCCACAATCAACAAAACTCTTTTGAACCTTTCCAACTTCAGTAACATGGAAGTGTTCTGGAATTAAATCACAAGATGGCAATGCAACTTGCAAAAAAACATCCTCTTCTGCAAGTTTTGACTTTAATTCATTTACTGTTATCATTTTTTAATCCACAATGCAAAGTTGTTTTTTTTCAATATATTTAACGCAATATCGTATCCAATAGCTTGGCAACTCACCAGCAAGTTGTCTGTATCGGATGTCGTGAACGTAAAAAACTCTATCCACCAAGTGCATGGAAAGAGCCTTTTCAAAATCTTCTATAGATTTGAATTTTCGATATGTACAACTATAAGAGTCAGAATCAATAACAAACGCAACGTCTGGAGCGACGTAGTAATGAGCGTTTATTACAGACAAATCTATTACATCGTCTCGAAGACATTTCATGTTTCACCAAATTTCTCGATTGAAATTCTTAAAGAATCACCAGTTTTTAGTTCTTCTAGTATTTTCCAATAATCATCTGGAACGTTATTCCTTTCGTCATCGAAAGCAACTTCCAGTGAATTCATTGTTTCAAGTTTTTTCTTTGTACTTTCATCATCGTATAGTTTTAACGTGAATTCGGTTTTCACGAGTTTAAACCAAACGCTTCTAACGTATACTGAAATGGATTTTCAGGAATCTCACGAACAATTTGCAACATCTTTTGAGCAATCTCTCGAATTTCAAGCTGTGCGTGCTCTGAGTTGCGAAGTCTTTGAAAGTTTACGAAACTCCTAAAATTAAACATCACATCGGCTTGAATTTGAGAATTATAAGATTTAAAGAACCTAGCAGATTCCTTAGCTCTCTTGCGTCCAAGTTTAGGCGTGATGTCTTCTAAACACTGGTGATAAAGTCTATTGCCCAAATTTGCATAATCGGCAAGAATTTCCGTCCATTCTGTTCCTTCGATTGTGTCATAAGAATGTGATGCTTCAATGCCTTTCCAATCTTCCGGAATATAAAACTTATCTTCCTTAAGTTCTTTGTACCTAGCACTTTCGGCGTTTAAACTGGAAATTCGATGTTTTAAAATGTGAATGTGTGAAGCTATTTCGGTATCTACCAAGAAGTGCAGAATAGACTTTTCAAATGGAGTTTCATGTCCATTTTCAGCCAACATCTTCAACAACTTAGGAATGCGATCTTTCTTCTCATCTGTTAAATCTCTTGATGTAGATGTCCAAGCCGAACACGCATTGATTTCATCTCCACCATACCAACCAATTAGCTCTACTTTATTGCTCATGTTGTTTCTCTCTGATGATTTGAGATACCACTTGTCAGATTGATCTTTGTAATTCTATTTTCTTATGCCTATTTGCACAATAGATTTTTACTCAAAATCTTTCTGAATTTTTTAAGTCGATCAGGATATGGTTCGCCTATCATGTGATAAACGAAACAACCGCTCCAATATTCTTCAGAATTGAACACATTAGCTGGCAATTCCTTAACCAGATTTTCAGGATAATGACCTGATTCCAAAAGAGATATTATCGCAAGTTGCTCCCACCATTTGTTAAAAACATCACAATCATAATCCCAAACTTTATTTAAAAACTCTTTGTTAAAATCTGTGTTTTTCATCATAAACACTCCAGCATTCAACGCAGACCAATTACATGAAAAATAAAAAAATTTGTTTTCTTCTATAAAATCTTCTAATTTTATATTCTTATTTACAAAAATAGCATCTGTGTCAATCCAAAAAACATAATCATAACCATCATCAAAAGCACTTAAAATTTTTTTGATCTTATACCATGAAGCTGGTCGATCTGATTCAACAATACGAGATATTTTACAGTCATATCCATGTTTTTCGCAATAGCTACGAACATTAGGACTTGTAATCTCTTGAAGTTCAGAAAAATTTTTATCACAAGAAGTTAAAACAGCAAATTTCAAAACTTAACCTCGATTGAACGAAGTTTAAATGAGTTTTTTGTTTTTCTTTTTTTTCTTCTCGTCATCTAGAATAACACCACCAATCATATTCACAGGCTGTCTTTCAATAACGCCACCAGAACCAATTGGACGAGCAAAAACAGCAATAGAACCTGTGCTTGTTCCAACTTCACGTAATTTGAGCCATTCAATAAATTTCACTTTATTTTCCTTACATCATTGGAGGTGGAGATCCGCCCATATCACCGCCTGCTTGTTGTGCGGCTGGTGTCCACCCAGTTGTCAAAAATTTAATTAACTCTTCTCGATCCAGATGATATCTTTTTCTGTCTTGATATTTTGACTTGTTTAAGCGATTGCCATGAAGATAGCTTCGATTTCCTTTTTGGGGCTTCAACTCAATATCTGCCCCTTGAGGTGTCATCGACCCTTTTACAATTTGCCATGCAGCCAACTTGTATAAAGTTTCTTGATTCGGCTTGCCTAATCCAAAATGTGCAGAAACCCAAGGCTCATCTTCAAATATCTTTGTGAGATCGCTCCACTCAATACCCTCTTCGTCTCCAAGAGCATTGAAGTAATCCTGTTTCTTCTCCGTGTCCTTTGGCGATCCGCCCATAGCAGAATCACGAGTCTTTTCAGGACTTGGATCCATATCTTCTAATATAAACTGTTTAAAGCCGCATAAACTAGATTTCATAGTGATATATATCAAAGAGGGCTACAAATGAACAAAAATTATTTTAATACGCCATCACCAGGTTTTTCTAAGTTTAGGGAACTCATGGACACTTGGGATAGGCACTGCGTTATAGAAGAGCAAGAAACTAAAATCAATGATCTTTTAGATCGTCATGGAATGATATTATTTTTCAAAAAAGGCGGAGACCTTTACGGCGCACCTGAAGACAGTCGCCTTGTATTTGCCAAATTAAAAGACCATGAAGACAATGATGATCCTATGCAACCTGGATTTCGTGATCAAGCTAAATTTCTTGCAATCAACTTGATGAAATCTATGTTTGGATCAGAAGAAGATTCTGTTGAAACTTTGTTTGGCAATCAAGATATTCCAAAAATCAAAGTTTGCGACCGCGATGTTGTCATTCAACATTTAATGAATCATAAACCTAAGAAAAAGAAAAAATGAGCTTACCATTCGTAAAAGATAGCGGAAAAAGAAAATATCAATGCTTCGTGTGTGGAATGATGCACGAAGACTTTGAAGAATATAAATTGCACGTCATTGAAAGTCACGAGAACGGTCGGGATTTCGTTATATGTCCTTTAGGTCGATGTGGTGCTCCTGTCAGAGATGTCAGAAGTCATTTCGCAGTTCATCACAAATATGATAAAATTCCAAAAAACTGCCAAATGAAAGCAATCGTGTGGAAGGACCAAAGACGAGATGGAAAGCTTGTAAACAGAAAGCCAAAATTTCGTGAAGGCTATTTGGTTTCATCTAAAAACGGTGGAAAAGAAATGCACTACCGTTCTGGAATGGAATGCGATGTGTACGAATGCCTTGAAGCTATGTCAGAGGTCATGTCTTATGCTGTTGAGCCATTCAAGGTGCAATATACATTTGAAGGTACACCACACGATTATAATCCAGATTTGAGCATTGTATTCGCTGATGGTCACACTGAAATATGGGAAATCAAACCATCAAGCCAAACAACTCTGCCAAAAAATAATGCCAAATGGACAGCCTGTGAACACTATTGTCAGGCAAGAGGATATCAGTTTATGGTTTTGACAGAAGTTGGACTAAACAAAATGAAACAAAAAATTAAAAATAGATGATCGACTTATCCATCCAAAAGGGAAAGTCCATTTCTGAAGTGAGATGCAACAACCGTCAAGAAAAATCCACCTGACGGCTTAGTCTAAGCTTTGTCGATCATCTAATTCATTATAGCGACACGATTTTTTTTGCAACCTATCTTGGTTATATCTTTACTCAAATTTTGCTGGGTAAAGTTTTTTAAATTCCTCAAATTTATTCCATTTTCTTTCTAATCCTTGACCTTTATAAATTTTATAATATATTTTTATTGCGTTTTTTCCAACAACTCGATAATTAAACAAATTTTCTATTTTCTTTTCTTGAGAAATATTGCCGCCTTCCAATCCCAAATAATCAACAACATAATCAATAATTTCTTTAGACGCTAAAATAGCAAGTGCGATATTTTTGATTTGACCAGATTTGTTTTTTATGAAATATATAGAACCATCTCCATCAATCAAACCAACTAACCACTGCGAAAATAAATATTCATCATTTCTTAAACAATCAGGAATTTTATTGAATTTTGATTTTTTTGGTTCTAAATTCCACTTTTTTAAATCTTCAATTAAAAATGGTGAAGAAAAATTTATTTGATATTTTAATTTGCCATTAGTTTTTTGAGCAAATTTATAAATGTTTTTTTTACAATTTAAAAATTCTTTGAAACCTTCAACCATACTTTTATCTAAGCTTGAAATTTCTAACAGATAGTCATATTTTAAATGTTTTTTAATTGACCCATCTGCGGATAAAAGCCCCGCCCAATATGAATTTTCAAAATTTGGCATATTAAATGCATCATGATTTAATTTATATTTATTCCTTAAAATAAAAACGCCATATTTTACTGCATAATAAACAATTAAATCTCTAGAACATTTTAAAGCATCTGCACATCTTCCTGTATCAAAATTATTTTTCTCTAATAAATTTAGCAATGCTTGTCTATCTTTTATCAATCTTTTTGATTTATCTTTTTTGTAATTTAAAATATTTTCAAAGAAAACTCCTGCTTTACTTTGTAGTTTTTTCAAAGATCCATCATTAATGAAAATATAATCAAAATTTTTATAAGACAAAGAAATTTCACTTGAATGGTTATTGTATGACCAATAAAAAGGTCTCAATAAAAAACAACATGTTGCCTTCATAGATTTTAACAATTCAAGCTCATTTTCAAACCTAACATCATCGCAAACGTAATTTCCTTCAGAAAACCTTTTTTTAAATTCTTTTAAATGAAAATCTTTATCGTAATCTCTTAGAACTTCAGTTCCGATGTGCTGCAAAGCCTCTCTTCTGTTTTTAAAAACAGTTTTTTGTTTAAATTGAATATTTATTCCAATAATTGAAGATAATTTTTTACAATATTTTTCATCCCATAAAACTGGACTTTCAAGAAAATTTTCTTTCCCTTCTTGAGAATTTAAATCTTCCTGACTCCAATCATATAATTTTCCAACATATTCTTTTAAACCAGTAGCAAAACTTGCTTTTTTAAAACCTTTTTCTATCAATATATTACAAATACTTGTTTTTCCGGTATGTTTTCTTCCTGCTATAGCAAAAATCATTTTTGATTCTCCAAATTGGTTTTTGGTTACTGATTTAAGATGATGGATATTGTAACAGAAAAATTTTATCATGTTCAAGAAAAATCAGAAAAGAAAAGAAGTCGAAAAAATCTGTGGCAACTGCCTTCTATATAACCATGAAAAAAAAGAATGCAAAGTCGCAGTTCTAATCGAAGGTCAAGAATATCACATGCCGGTCTTTCCAAAAGATAAATGTCATATGGATGAACTAAACATTTCAGTTCAACAAGTGCGTTGGTGGGTTGAAGACGAAAACGGAAACCCAACCGATAAAAGCGGCAAAGTAAAAATAGAATATCCTACAAATTTTTTTGGGAAGGAATAAAATGAGTTGCGGACCACCATATTGTTTGGGAACATCAGGAACAGGCTGTATACCAGTAACAAAAAATGGACCTTGCCCCTCATGCAAATGCTGTCCACCAGTATGCTATGACAGAATAGACTTTGAAATAAGATGCGGAACAAAAGCCTCGCAATTAATAGATCCTCCGCCAGGATACTTTTGCTGCCCTAACGCTTCACGTTTTTGTTGCGGTATTCCTGGCGAATGTGGCACGCAATGCGATTGCATACCTGACAAACCTGAAAAACAACCAAATTATTCAAAGTGTGGTGAACTACCTTTCTTTGACAACAGATATTTAAAATATAAAAGAATTCGAAAAGATCGACCGCCTTCAAAAGATTATCATGATTTTTTGGGATTTTCATCAGATGATTATTTAAATATGGATTATTATTTTTCACTAGAAGAAGAAATTCAAGCCTTAAATGAAGTGCCAGCACCAGGAGGAACGACGTGCGGTCCAAGTGTTCCCGCAACACCATGCACAAATCTAAAATGCTCAATAACCACTTCAGGGTGTTGCCTTGCTTGTCCTCCTAAATCAAAATATGATTGCACTCCAGGAACAGAATGTACACTTGGTATAGGTGACCCAAGAGAATTAGTCTTTGGATCGGGTTTTGTAATAATTGGAGATGGAACGGTAAATCTAAATATACCAGATCCTCCATGTGGCACCATATGCAAGTATATAAATGGTATAAAAAGATCGTCTGCTTCTCTTAAAAACTGCGACGCATTTAGCTTCTATGTAGAGGGACATTTTAAAAGCTATGAATGTTGCAACTGCTGCATAAGAACTAATACTACATTTTTTAGAAAACACAATTGGGGAGCCGCTGCGTTCCGCGAACACAATAAAAACATCATGCAGAAAAATTTAGCCGAAAGAATGAAAAAGATCAAATTTTAACTTTTTTAGCAGCTTCATAAGATTCTTTAGCCAAATCTTCTTTCATATTTGTAAGTTTTTTAAATTTATCGAAATCTAAACCTGCAACATCTTTGCAGGTTTTTATATTGTTTGCATATAATTTCGTCGCACGTGCCTTCCCAATATTTGGCATCTGACAAAGATCTACCAAGTGAGTTGGAACTCCATTGACAATTCTTGACTCCAAAGTTTTGAAAAACGCACTCTTATTCCAATTTCCTCCGAATCCATCCAAAGCTGATAAAACCTGAGAAATTCTAGGATAATCGAATTGCAAGCTTCTTTGCAAGGAAGCGTTTGAGGTTGAATTGTTTCCACTGAGCAAATTGAAATAGCAATATCCTGATTTAATGGCTCCATCTGTAAAATATTTGCCAAGAATAGTTCTACGAACCTTTGCTGCAAAATCTTCAATTTCTGACTTTTCTGCTTTAGACACAATACCAGTTCTGGATGAATCTATATCTCCTAATGCCATAGCAAGATATAGATCGTTTTCTTCTCGCTTCTCAGCAAAAAGAATTTTAAAATTAAAATACAAAGCAGATGCATCAAATGGACTGAAGTAAAACAGACTTGAAACTTTTCCAACGGCACAGCATTTCCATTTTCCATCTTCTTGTTGATAAATTGCACCAAATTTTCTCAAAAGCTCAAGTGTTTTTTCCGCTATGGAATCATCAAATTCTTTGCTTTGAAAATAGGCAAAACTTCTTTTGTACCAAACATTTACATCTTCAGTTGTTTCGATATCTTCGTGATAAATTTCATTGACAAGGTGAAAAGCCAAGACTTTATGATGATCTCCAAACTTCTCTAAAAGTTGAGATTCAATTCTGTTTGGCTTGCTAAACTTCTTTCTGTACTTTGCCTCTTCTTGTCGTGGAACAAGAACGTAAGCGTCTCCCATAGGATCAATTCCAAGCCTTCCAGATCGTCCAATCATTTGCAAAACGTCATGTGTTTCAACTTCTTGAATGCCACGATGAACACCAAGAATAATGACACGTCTTGCTGGAAGGTTCAAACCCCAAGCCAAAGTTGAAGTTGCAACAATGACTCTGAATTTTGGATCATTTTTAAAACGATCTTCTACTTTAGCTCTTTCAGCAGATTCCAAGTCGGCATTGTGAAACTGAGCTTCAATTCCATAAGACTTCAATTCCTGTTTCATCATCTCGCCAGTTCTTTTTGTATGAGCAAAAATCAAAAACTTATCATCTGGATAGTTTTCAACAATTTGCATAGCAGAACTGATTTTTTGTTCTTCAATCTGGTCGTATCTTCCAACATCATGGTAAGACTCATAGTGAACAGTCAAAGGCACTGGTCTATACTGAGACGAAAGC